GGTGCCTTGTAGAAATAGAGATAGGAACCAAAGACTTCATCACTGCCATCTCCATTGAATACGACCTTGCAATCTGTCTGCTCTCTGATTGCCTTCGAGACGAGCCAATTCCCTACACTGGCCCTCACTGTAGTAATATCATATGATTCAATATCGTGGACAACTTGAGGAATTGCGGCAAAGAAATCATCGGCAGTCAGGACAACCTCTGTATGGTCTGAGCCAATATGCTTGGCCACAAGACTTGCGTACTTAAGATCTGTGCTGCCAGGCATTCCAATACTGAACGTCTTTAAGGGTGGAAGGCCTAGAGCCTTCAGATTTTTCTGCACGAGTGCCGCAATAAGACTGCTGTCAATCCCACCACTCAAGAGTGCTGCACACGGTCGCTCTGTAAGTAGACGTTTCTTTACAGCCTCTTCTAATGCAAAACGGACTGCGTGTGCAGCATCGGTTGAACCCTTAGGGTTTGCAGGACTGTAGGAAGGATTTTTCAGCCAAGGAGTCTGATGATACGCGGCCATAAAAAAGTTCGATGCATCCGATGCACGTACTGAGGCCCAGTGACCTGGAGAGAATTGCATTATATTTGAGTGCGATGAAGGAATGGCCTTGCGTTCACTTGCTAAGACAATACTATTCGTAGAATGACCGTACATATTTAGTTTTATTGTAAGAGCACAGAAGTCCTTGACTCCTGCAAGATTTACGTCCTTTGTAGATGGCCATGCGGCAAAGAGTGGGCGAACACCGTAGGGGTCACGGCCCCAAAGTAGAAGGTCGCGCGCCTCATCGTAGAGAATAATGGCAAAGACTCCATCAAGGGCGCGGAAAAAAGTCTCAGGTGAGTCGCGGTGCACCTCATACAATGCACCTAGAACTTCACAGTCTGAGCCTGACGGCATAGGAATCTTGTACTCCTCAGCAAGCGCCTTGGCATTGTAGATTTCACCATTGCAGATCCATGTGATGCCATTCTTGGTAAACGGCTGCATTCCAGCAGGATTCAGCCCATTAATGGCGAGACGGGTGAAACCAAAGGTGCCGCAGGGCTTTTTAACAAATGCTGTCTTCTCAGGTCCACGCGCCTTTAGCTTGGCTACGCATGCCTCAATGTCCGGACATTGCACACTACCGAAACAGGCAAAGATGCCGCACATTTCGTTCTTTCTATAGAATTGAATTTCAGGGTTTTAGATAGAGCGCAATGGACTTTAGTGAATACATAAAAAATCTGCAATCAGGTACACAGTGGATTAATTATCAGGCACAGGTCTTAACACCGCAGAAAGGCTATGGAAATACTACACCAATTAGTACACTTACAACGGCGACTTATAATTATGCGAATTATCAGCAACGTGATCTCATTGCACAGGGTCGGTTTTATCTAAGTACGGTAAATGTCTATACAACGAATGCTCAGTAGTGCTAGTATGGTTGTCTATAAGACAAAGGCTGAACGTGTTCAAGAGGCTGTGACATTGCTTAAAAAACTCCAGGAACTTGGTATTGTAGTGTCGGATCCCGGCTATAAACAGGCCAAGACATTCTTAGATACGTGGATTAAGGATGGTGAAGAGGTGACTCATGAATTCTGGTTTGCTCGCTACGGGCGAAAAGCGGTGATTGACCTACCGAAGCGTGTGGAGCGGGCGGCCACATTGAAGTTGTTGGCGCCTCTTGAAGAGCCTAAGCCTGACGCCAAAGACTAATGCGTGAATGCGCAATAGAAAAACTCATTCATCATAGACAAGAGTCGCTGATGAATGCGGGTAATGCAACTAGTGAAGGGCCCTTGTACGAGCTTATTTCACGAGGAAACAAGGACGCCTATTTTATTTCAGATGATGCCACTGCACTCTTTCCATATGATAATCGCTACGAGCCGCAAGCGGCAGTGATTCATGAACTGCGCCGTATCCCTCCTCTCCAAGCCACCGAGTTTGGCCGTTCCATCGAGTTTCAATTTGAAGTGGCTGGAGATGTTGTTATTGAGCCGACGCTAGTCATTGATCTGCCGACCTGGCTACCTGCACCTCAAGCGGTTTTGAATGGAAATTCAGTCATTACCGACTTATCAGGTGTCACCTATGGATATACCCGCGGTATTGCGTATTTTCTCTTTGAGAAGATTCAGTTTTTCCAAGACAGACTTCTCGTACAGGAGTGGAGTGGTGATGAACTCTTTGCAACCTCGCGTAGCCGTGGCTCACTTGCTTCGGCATTTCTAGAAAATGCACTGACGGGTGTTCACAGTGGGTTGCCCTTAGCTATACAGCATAATGCTACTCCTGGTCGTCTGAGACTTGCGCTGCCCCTTGTAGGATGTCAGGATGCGGATGATGGCGGATTTCCTCGAATCTGTGCAACGGAGCAGGCATTTCGTGTGCGCTGTGTCTTACGGAAACTGGAGGACCTCGTAGAAGCCTCTGATGGCCGACCGAAGCCTATGCCTTGGAACCGTAGTGATTTCCAAATTGTCACGGCCGCTGGAGCAAGTCCTGTGCGATTTACAACGCTTGGTCGCTTGGAGATTCCTGCGCCGAGCATACAGTTAGAAACTCGGCATATTTATACTGATAGGGAAATGCAGGACACTATGCGTAGTAGTGTGCTTACTGTGCCCTTTGAACGCCAGTATGAGAATAACTTCACACAGGGTCAAATTGACTATGCTCCATTATCACGGAGTGGAACGGCGTATGTGACACGGCGTCTTGATGCGGACCATCCTGCTGCACGCATGGTGATGACATTTCGCACACAGCCTGCGCTACAAGCAAATCAACGCTGGCAGTATACAATGGATGTGAGTGGAGGACAGGCGTATAGTGCAATGTCGCTCATTATTGCAGGTCGCGATAGAGAAACATCCTGGGATTCACTTGTGTGGCACGAGTTGGTGCAGCATGCTAAAGAGGAGCGAGACTCGGGGTATAATCTCTCTTTTATGAACTGGGCTCTCGGCGACATCGTAGGACGGATTGCTCCCTTTGCACGGCAATTGGAGGGATCCATTAATTTTACGACGGCTGATCGACCTACACTCTTAATTACGCTGGCTGCGCTGCCGGGCTCACCCAATACATATTTGGATGTCTATGTGGAGACATGGGCGGCACTTGAGTTCGAAAAGGGAAGGTCTGCGTTACTATTTGGTAATTAGGCGCGACGAGTACGGTTCTTACGGTTGGCCTTGCGATTCTTGCGTGAGCGGCCACCCTTTAGCGCTTGCTTGCCACTCCATAGAACACTCCCAATGCCAGCTACGCGCTGCGCGGTGCCCTTCGCAACTGACTTAACGCCACTCGCAGCTGCACGCGCGGCATTCGCACCAACGCCAATGCCAGATGAGGCTGTATTACTCATTCCCATTTCATAGTTCTGCTTTAACTCCGCAGCATCTCTGCCTGAGATAGTAAAGTTCGGTTTTCCAACCCTAACTATATCGACTTCAAACATACCCGTAGTGTAATTAAAATAGACCCACTGAGGCCCTACTCCAGACGCTTGAGCAGCAGTGCGCGCGCCCTTCTGGCGAACTGTATTCGTACCAAATCCAAAGCTCCAACCGGTCTTTTGCGCACCAGACATTCTATATTTAATCTTTAGATTTAAAAGAATGGTTAGCAAGAACAGAACTCGTAAACATAAAAATCATCCGAAATCACCGATTGAACACCACCACTTGCTTGTACGCTTTGAAACGACGACCTGCCCTTCTAAAGGCGACATGGAGGGCGTCAAGAAGAAGTTAAATCACCTAATCTACGACCTCTCCATGAATTTTCTCGGTGAGCCGCGTGCGTTTTATGTGAGCGAGCCGAAATGGAATGAAGGGCTGACCGCCGTGGCTCCGATTCAGACTTCGCATATCGCCTTTCACTTCTGGAAGACTCCGCCGCCCTGGATTCTACATCATCCGAAGTCAAAGTGTCTTCTACAAATGGATATCTATACATGCGGCTCCTTCACTCCTCATAAAATTGCCCGAGTCCTTGAAGAGTTTAGTACCTATAAACCCACCCATGTTGACTTGACACTACTCAATCGGCAAATGACACTCTATATTGACCGACAGCGCAAATGGGATGCGCGAAGCCCTAAGTCGTGGAGCGACTGGCTCGCCGAAATAGAAGAGGGTATCTAAGTAGGATGAGGGATACGCTCTGGGTAGGCTTTTTACTGCTATTGGTATTCGCCTCCAATTACTTTGTTCAAGTACTTGGAGATGAATTTTACAAGGCCGATCAGAAAGGGAAAATTTTTGACCTTCTACATATTACAGTTCCCGACTTACACGATTACAAAGCCTATAATGATGTTATTATTACGCTGACTGCGCTCTCTTTCTTTTTTATCCCGAATCCTCTTCCCATTGTAAAGGAGTTTGGTGCAAAATTTCTACTCATTATGGTTGTACGCGCACTAACAACCATTGTAACAATTCTTCCCAAGCACGATAAATGCGATACGGCAATGGGA